AAGTTTGGTGTTTATGTCAAGAATAAGGCAACTGGTAATATTAAGAAAGTTACTTTTGGTGCTAGGGGTATGTCTATTAAGAAAAATATTCCTGCAAGGCAAAAATCATTTTTAGCCAGAATGGGTGGTGTTTTAAAAGAGGTAAAAGGTCAAAAAACATTAAGCCCTGCATACTGGTCAATTAGGGCTTGGAAAAAAGATTTCCCATTATAATGTCTAAAATATTAGATAAATTAGCAGATCAACATGAAGAGCGAATAATAAATGTTTTATATCGTTTAGAAGAAGATGTTGTTAAAGAAGTAACAAAAGCTACAGGTGGCAGATTAGTTGACCAAAGATTAGCAATACAATTGCAACCTAAATTAAGAAATATAATTGAATCAACTTTTTTAAATGAAGCTGATTTAATAATTAATGAAGAATATAATAAAATAGCCAAAGTTGTTTTAGATACTTTTGGTGAAATGCCAATTCCTAATAAATTTAAATCACTAACAGAAATTGATTTACAAACTATCAATGCTTTAAAAACACAATCATTTAGTGGCTTTGAAGATATAGCTGAAAGATTTTTAAAAATAATAAATGATGAAGTTTACCAAAGTACGATTGCAGGACGACCATTTGAAGATATGGTTGAAAATATAAGACAACATATAAATGGGGTGTATAAAACATCAAACACTCGTGAGATAAATGAATTAGTTGATTTTATTAATGAGAATAAATTTGATGAAACTCAAAAGGTTGCAGTTGAAGAAGCTATAAAAAAATTACACACACAATATGCAAGTGATAGAGCAGGAAACAATTTAAGACGATATGCAAGTCAAATAGCACACGATTCAGTTATGCAGTTTCATGGTCAGTTTACAGTATCAAAAGCAAAAGAGGCAGGATTGAATCATTATAGGTATACTGGCACATTAGTTAGAGATAGTAGACCTTTCTGTGTAAATATGCTAAACAAGATATTAACCGAAAAAGAAATTCGGGATATTTGGAAAAATCAAGGTTGGGCAGGCAAATCTACTGGAGACCCATTTATAGTTAGAGGTGGTTACAGATGTCGACATACTTGGATTCCAACAGACCCAGAGTGGGATATATAGGAGCTTTAAATGGAAGAAAACAAAGTAGAACAAACTACTGAAGAAAATGTAGAAGTACAAGAAACAGAGCAAAAGCCAGTTGAAAATACTTTTACTCAAGACCAAGTTACAGAAATAGTTAAAAAGC